GCTTGTCCACGTTCTCACGCTCGACAGAGAAGCCTACACCTGTGCCGCACATCAGGATGTACATACACTCGTCGAACGAGCGGGAGTTGTCTACGGGGACGTAACTACAGTTGTAGCCGCAGATGTTGTCACGAGCTAGGGCTGGCCCTGCTGTCATCATCGCCCTCATAGATGGCATAATCTCAAGACTCAGGATAGCATCCCGCAAGTCAGTGATGTCTTTCGCGGGAAGATCGAACTGATGCTTACCCTTTACCTGATAGATCATAAACTTGAGATAGCGTTCGACAGTCTCGTCCCAGTTTTCACGACGCTGCTCGTCATCGAGCCAACGCGCGTAGCGGGACTTGTGTATGAATTGCTGATACGGCGTAGGCAACATGTTATTCATCTTCTATCTCCCTTATGAGTTTATCTAAGTACCATTTCGCCTTCTCTAGGTCTTGAACGCCGTTCTTGTAACGATAACGCCAGAGGTACTTTATTATGTTTCCTTGCAGGTAGTATTGGTAGCCTTCGTCTGTGGCAGCACGTATAGCGTCGATGCACTCAACCCCTGCCTGATTGTAGTGAGGTGGCGAATTGACCATATCATTATGACTGTTCGCCCACGCCGCGTTTGCCATACCCTGTAAACTTTCCTGTTCCATCCGCTTCCTCATATATTCTTCGTGTCTCATTGTGTCTTTCCGAAGCTGACCTTGACGATGTTCGTTTCAGGATCATGCTTCACGTCCGGCTTGTTACCCGTCTCTTCGATCATGGCTTCCTTTGTAGCCTCGAACTGCAGACGAGCGAGACCCGCAGACATCACACGTTCGAAGTCTGTCTCCATGAGTTCAACGAGTCCGGAAAGTATAACTGCACCTGCCGGGATGTACTCGTCATCCTCATCGTTTATGGTGGTGTCGTATGCCGTCATCATAACGTGATCGTCGTCGTCACCCTGCCGGAAGACGAGATACCACCGCTCGGGCAGTAGGCTTGCCTTCTCTAGCATTCCCTGCATATCTTTATCGTCCATTCTTGTACCACTCCTCTGGTATGCTGCCCTCTGACCACTCGAAACCGTGACGGTCAGCCCAAGCACCATACGTGGTCTTTGATCCCTTGTAAATCTTGTTCCGTGCGTTCTGGAAAAGAATGCGTATGTCGAGGTCGGGGTTCTGCTCCTTGACCAGCAACATTTTCACACGATCATTCTTGTCGAACTTACCCTTTGCTTCGACGTACACGTCTGTGCTAGGGAAGTAAAAGTCGGGAGTATATGTTCGTGGCTTCGGTACGAAAGTTACCTTACGCTTTTCGTACTCAAAGGTCACGCCCTTCTCCCGCAACGATCTCGCAATGTTTAACTCGAAGTGAGACCTGTATCCACCCTTGTTCTTCACAGCACCATCCCTATTGAGTCCATTCGCTTTTTTAGGTAGCCGCCCAGTTTTGGGGAAAGTCTTTGTATACTGTCTAGTTCTCTTGACAGTGGCGATATCGGCACACAAACATTTGCTCCATTGTAAGATAGTCGGCTGATGGTTTGCAACTCGATTTCTACCTGCTTGATGTCACGTGTCTCCGTGTCCGCAGACAGGAAGCCCATGTCAGGCGAAAAGTTCTCACGCAGGGTAAGGGGCAACCCTCGCTCGTTCTGGCGAAGGTATGCCACCTTGCGTTCCCCACCGGCTTGCAAAACAGACTCGACAAAGACGTGACGGAGTTCGTTGTTCATCTCCATCAAGTCGATGTCGTAGTCACGCACAAATATATAGGGCATCACAGTTCCTTTTTTTTGAGGCGACTGTACCAGACCTTTGGCTTACTCTTTGCGCGGGATGTTACCTTGTCGTGATAGACAGCGTTAGGCCAGCAGCGACTCTTGTGGCCACACATACCGCATTGTTTTGCAAGGACTTTGTTGCCTGTGCGGACATCCTCACCATCCTTGCGAAAAGTTTCGAATTCGTCTTTGAAGTCTACTGTCGGCTTTTTGGCAGGGTCTGTCAGGATTTTGACACGACGTGCTGCATCCTTGAGGTAGTCCGCCTTGTCGTCTTGTGACCAATCCGGCACTTCAACAATAGCTATCTCGCCGCTCGACTTGTTGACCACGATCCAGCCACCAAAGGGTAGTCCTGTGGCCTCTGCGTACAAGAAGCCCTGCATAGCGTAGCCAAAGGGATCGTCCCGCTTGATGGCCTCGTAGCCGCCAGTGCCGGTATACTTGTACTTGAACGCCCACTCGCTTGCTGATTTGATATCCCATACTTTCTCCTCGCCAAACTCGTCACGCAGGATTACGTCAAGTGTACCCTTGATCGTGTGCCCTGCAATCTCTAGTTCAACTTTTCGTTGGAAGTCTACAATATCAACACCCGCTTCGCGTAGTGCCAACATCAGCACGGCCTCGCTCAGATCACCGAACAGGAAGCGGAACATAGAGTTGTACTCCATTGCTTCCCTGTGACCCTCTCGCTCCAGCAGTTGCTGACAAAGAGGCCGTCCGAGTCCAGACATACGAATACGATAGCTCTCGTCACCTCGCGTCATCTGCTTGGTGATGGCCTCGTTACAGTCTTTGGTGAATTGTGTGATGCTGTCCGGGGAGACAGATACTTCCCCCCGGACTGCGTTTTCTAAGAAGTCTTGAACTTTAAGCTGCGTCAACATCGACGAAATCCGAAGCAAGATCGGATTCGTCGTCGTTGGACATCAACTTGACTGACTCGCGATACTGGTTGGCGATGGTCTCATTATGAGCCTTCACTGTTTCCCCAAACATCCTCATCAGTTCCTTGTCGGTATCCGTAATCGCCACCTCGGAAGAATAGGTCATCAGCGGCGTCCAGAACGTGACGCTGCCCTTCTTATTCTTGTTGGTGTCCAGTCTTGCAACGACCTTCTGCATCACCTTCTTCTGGCGAGACAGGCTGTCGATGAAGTCAGCAACGGGCTTGAAGCCCGAACGCTTGAAATACGCAATCACCGGCTGATTCTCAAGCACCACGGGATTACCGTCTGCGTCTGCGAACTCACCGCTAACCTTGCCGTACACGACCTGATTACAGACCACAGAACGAGAGTGCAGGTAGCGGGGATCGTCCTTCGCCATACTGTCTTCTTGATCGCGGGTCAGACGGCCACACTTGTTGCCGCCATTGTTGTCAGGGAACTCCCCCGAGAGTACAGTCTTCTGGACTGACTTCGATGCAAAGGAGTTGGTCTCCTGATCCCACACGCTGTACTCGTAGGTACGCAGCAGGACTTGCAGCATTACGGTATCGGCGTAGATGAACTTACCGTCCATGTACATCTTCCACGTGCCACGCTTCAACGGGGCACCCTCGTCGTTCTCTTGGTCGTAGTTAATATTGAGACGAGGAAGTCCAACCTGACGGTTGCCACCAGTTGACTGGCCAGTTGCTTCCATCAGAGCCTGATCGTCTCCGCTTTCAAACGCCTCTACGAGTTTATCCACATCGTCAAGTGCCATTACGTCTGTCCCAAGCATATTTTCACCTCGTTTGTTTGGGGTTGTAGAACGATATTACAGATCAACTTCTTCCAAGTCAAGCCAGTTTTTACCGATTTTTATTTCGATGCCTACTGGCATGTCGTAGGAAAGTCTGTATCTGCGAACAGTTTCAAAGGGTAACGACAGCATGGCATGTTTCATCATGTCTATGCAAATATTTTTTTCGTCCGGATGCACATCCATCACGATGGAGTCGTGAACCGTGTTGCAAATCACACTCTGGATTCCGGCAGACTCAACGACCTTCTGTAGGGACACCAAAGCCAGAGGGAGTAAGTCTGCAGTGGCAAACCCCTGAACAGGGTAGTTGCAAATGGCGGTACGGTTGGTTGCTGTACCCCACTCTGTCCACTTGCATCCGGGGAACATGTACTCCCGCCCTGACGGCAGGATGATTTTTTTGTAACGCACTGCATTTCGTTGTAGTTTGTCATGCCATTCTGTAACTCCCTCGTACTTGTCCTTGAAGGCGCGGTAGTATCGCTTCTGATCTTCTGTGCCGGTGGTGCCACCGTACAGCGGCTTAAAGGTATGGGCCTTAGCCTGTTGCCGTGTGCAGCCAATGACGCTGGCTGTGTAGCTGTGTACGTCTGTGCCAGCCTTCACGTCGGCGTAAACCTGCCCGTCTTTGGCAAGGAAACCAGCTACACGAAACTCTAGTTGCGAGTAATCCCCTTCCATGATGAAGCCATCCTCGAAGCGGCTCTCGACAACCTTCCGTATAGCGAAGGTATTTCCACGTGGCATATTCTGAAAGTTAGGATTGCGGCTCGAAAGGCGGCCCGTCGCCGTAACACACTGCATGAATTCTGGATGGATAAAACCGTGATCGTCCACGTTGTTTTCCATGCCTTCAACAAACGTGTTGATGTACGTCTTGAGGGCATTGTATCGCGTGTATGCCGAAACAAATTCACGTGCGTCTCCCTGTAACTCATCTAATCTTTCTTCCAGTGTAACCTTGTCTGCGCGGAAGCCAGCGGCAGCAGTGTCCCACGTGTTGCGTGGCACCAGCTTGAACCCCGCCACTTGCCCAGTAGGCACGTAAAGGACGCCAGAGCCGCCACAGGGCTTGCAAACCCTCACAGCCTTACCCGGGGTGCCGTCCTTGCGTAAAGCCCGTGTACGGCCTTCTCCGGCGCAGTGGGGGCATTGCTGACCTTTTGTCCTATATACGACATCCGTCATGCGACGTACAGTGCCACGAAACTCCTTGTCGGCCATGCGTACCCGCTGCTTGGGTTTCATGGTTGACCCGCGCATTTCATGGCCGAGATTGAACGTACGTGCCCACTCCTTCTTGTCACGAACTTTGCGCGAGTAAAGCAACACGCTGCGGTCGTCTGGGCTGGACAGATTGATGGGCGTGTCACCCATCGCATCTCGTGCGAGTTGCATGAGCCGGGTCTCTAGCTCTTGCATCTCTTCCTCGTACTGCTTGCGAATGTCAGCAAGCGTGTCGAGGTTGATCCGGAGTCCGTTACGCTCAATCTGCGAGAGCGTGTTGGTCATCTCCAGTGACAGTTTCAGTGTCGGTACGAGGCTCATTGAACATCTCCTCAAAAGTTACGCCATAGGCGTCTAGTTGTCTCAGTGCGATCTCTTCTGTAGCAAGCACGTCCGCACGACCGTACTCCTCAATTATCTCCCACGGTATCTCGTAGAATGTCTTGCCGTCCTTGAGATACGGCTCCACAAGGTCTTTCTCCTTGCGGGTAACGTCATACTTTTCTGTAAGAGCAGCAAGTCCAAGAGGCCAACGCCTCGCTCGGGCCAGAATGTATTCCGCAACCATCGTGTCATAGATATGTCCCTCGTATGTAAAGCCGCACTCGCGTATCCACGTCAAGTCGAACTTGATGTTGTGGCCGACGAGTACGTCAGCAAAGTTAAGTGCGCGTTGAAAGTTGTCAAACGCATTTGGGCTGGGTGGCTCGGTTGAGTGGTAGTAGCAGTCGTAGTCCACACCGCTGACTAGCCACTTGTACCCGATGGATACCAGCCGGTTGCCAAAGTACGGCAGGGGTGAGTAACCGCCGCCACGCTTCTCGGTGTGGGTTGTCTCCACGTCAAACGTCAGTACGTTCATCAGTAGTACACTCCCTTTTCTACGTCGATCTGTGCGTTAACCATACCGTGCCAGCCGTTCAGTTTGTTCTTTGACACGCAGATGTGACGCACCGTGTTCTCCACCTCGCTTGATCCGGTCTTACCGATGCCGATGATGATGTCGGCCTCGCCAGCCTTACCAGTACGTGAGTTGTCAAGCATTGAGTAGTCAATAAATTGACGGTCGTGTGCGTCAAAGTTTGCCTGACTAACTGCCCAGATCAGTAGCTTGTTGCGCTTGGCAATCTCTCGTGCGTAGACGTAGGTCTCCTTGAGACGCTCGTCACCACGGTTGAACTCGCCCTTGATGCGGAACTTGTCTAGCTGATCCATGAACATGATGTCAGGCTTGTTCAGCTTGGCGTACTCGTCCGCCTCTTCGACAGACGTACCCACCGAGTCCATGACTGTGAGGTAGGGTGCGATCTCGTCACGATACTTGACCGCAAGGGTTGCACGACTCTCACGCATCTCCTGCCGGGTCAACTCAAAGTATGACTGAATAATCCGTAACTTGATGCGATCCGCTGGCTCCTCGTTGGCCCAGTACACAACCTTGAGTCCCTGCCGGATGTACGACGCAGCAAGGAAGCAGCAGAAAGTTGTCTTACCAACTTCCGGTCGAGCGAACAGAATGCCAAGATTGCCTCGATCCAAGCCGGGAACTTCCTCTTGCAACAGATTGAATTGAAAGGGAAAGTCAGGATCGCCAGTTACTTCGTCTAATAGTTCGTCCAAGTCAGTCTCCACTTCTGTGTAGGTAGTTTTGTCAGACATGCGTCCGTCATCGACCGCATCGATCAGGCGTTGCAACTCACCGAACTCGTCACTTTCACCTGTGAATATTTCGATAGCCTTCTCACCGATCTGACGCGCACGGTCGCGCAACCAAAAGTTGCGTACCATATCGATGTGCATGTCTGTGTTTTCAGGATTGCCAGCCTCAAGCGTGACAATTATCTCATGTACTTTTTCTCGCGCACTGTCGGGCATGGCGGGATTGCGGTCATCGAACAACGCAGCCAACTCCGATGATGTCATCGTGTTGCCGTACTTTGTATGGCTGTAAGTCAGGATGTCAAAGATGTCACGCATTTCTCGGATAAACATGTCACGATCCAGCGTGTTCTTTACCTTCGAGAAAAACTCAGCATCCAAGCAGAAGCCAAGTATCTTTGTGTCAAGTGATACGTTCGTCAATGAACTCGTCCCTTTCGTCATCCGTCATGTTCTTCAAGTCGGTTGGCAGTACAGCCAATTTAGTTGGCACAAGAAAATACAAACGCCTCACCATGTCAAGTGCCTTGTCCGTTGCATCTTTGTCGAGGGCAACAAATACACGGCGGTACTGCGACAGCCTGTTGACATGCTCGTTGAGCAGGTTGGTA